ACCATTACCAAGATATGAAGCCATATCAGGTTCATATTTAACTTTACGCCCAAATAAGCCTATATTTAAGGCTTCAGCGGGTTTAATACCTTCTAGGTACACAAGGTTCAACGCATGCTGTAAACAGTTACCTGAGTGCATTCTAGAGTTAATTTTTAATGACCTACGCTGTACTTGACTAAGATATACATATTTAAACAGCCAAATATCAATTGGTGCGTTTAATTGTGTTGGACTAAAATGATTTAACCCAATATCTAAATAATATTGCGGTATAAGATCAGGATCTTGACCTAATTCGACATATTTATTTGCTATGTCTTTTGTTTCTTTTTCTAACCATTTATCTTGCCCTGTGGTTAGTTCAGGAACATTTGTGGTACTTTTCATGTTCACCTATAGAATATATAGGCAACATCTTTATCATATTAACCATTGCGGTCAAGTATTAACAACAAAGGTTAATATTTATCTTCGTGAAAAGTATTCCATATTGATGTGTTTAAAACCATTACTATAGGATCTAGTTTTGTAATTTTAACTTTATCATACAATAATTTGCTTTCTATATCATGAATGCTAAAAGAATCTTTAGTTCTTGGCGTTACACATCCAATTACCCAACTACCAAAAGGTTTTTTTTCATTGTTCTCATTTGGATTTTGTGTTGCATCTTCTAAACCAATTAAACATAAAGATTCAAAATTTTTTTTGTGTAAAAATTCTTTTTCAGTTTTGTTACCTATTTTATAATTCTTTTCTGAATTTCTTTCATATACAAAAATTTGTCCATGACGTGCTGATGTAACATTATCAACTTCTAATAATCTATACCTGTCAGGCCAAAATTCTCTTGGTATTCTAACTTTAGTGGTATTTTGTTCATTCCATAAATTTTTCCATTGAATAAGCCATTTTTGATCTGGATCAAATGAACCACTTATTGTTTTAAACAATGGTTCAAATAATATTTCTGCTGGATCAATTTTTAATACTCTTGCGTAAGCTTCTGCTTCTTCAACACTAAATGCTCTTTTACCATTTAAGTGGCGTGATATTGTTACCGGACTTGTTGGTAAAATAGTTCCTCTTTTTTTGGCTTCTTTTTCAAAAGATATAATAATTTTATCTGCTGTAGTCTTTGATGCTTTAACTGCTTCTTTTAACCGTCTTGCTCTACTCATAACCGTCATTCCTCCTATATAGCCATTGAAGCTATCCTTTCCAAGAACTATAATCAAGTAATATTTTCAATTAAATAAAAATAATAGTGGACATAACATAACCAATTAGGTTAATAATAGTAGCTAAATAAGCTAGAGAAAGGGTTTATTTAACATGACGTTAAAAGAATTAAAAGAATCGAAGAATTTTAATTACGCTGAATTAGCGCAATATTTAGGTTTTCAAGGCGCAAATCCAACAAGAGAAGCACAACGGTATTGTTTAGGTCGTATACCAAGACCGGAAACTATTAAAAAAATAGCACAAGTAACTAAAGGAAAAGTAGCTCCAAATGATTGGTACAGATAAATTAGTTTTAATAAAATGGATTGATGCCCGTGATGTTGGGGATGGTTTATGGCATAGCCGTGAAGAAGTAGAAAGTACAGCATCAGCTGATATGCAAAGTGTTGGCTGGATTATTCATGAAACAAATAATGAATATAAAATTTCTGCTGATGTTCCTCTTGATCCTGATGATGATGAAGTAGGCCGTTCTACTGTTATTCCTAAAGGCTGTGTAAAGGAGATAAAAGAACTATGAAGTGGGTTAAAAAAGGTGATTTTTATTATCAAGATTACAATTTGAATCAAAACCAAACTAAACAGTTAATTGATTTATTACACGCAATAAATAAAATTAAACCTATTCCTGTTAATAAAAAATGGGCAAGATGGCATAATACAGATCCACAAAAAGTAGATAAAGCTTTTAAATTTTTATTGGTTATCATTGCGGAGAAACACCGATTAACACCGGAAATAATACAATCAAAAAAGAAATGTAAAGCAAGTACGTTAGCAAGAGCCGATTTTGCTCGTATTGCTTTTAATAAAATTATTAAAAATAAACAACTAATAGCACAGTATCTTGGCAGAGGTGGCGGTAATTTAAGTATGACTACCGCTTTTGATTATTGGACAGACAAACCAGTAACACGATTAACAAAAGAAATAGGCGTATTGTTTGATGGAAATCATATTAACTGAAAATGAATTGTTTCAAGCAGCCATTATAGGTATTCAACGCCGGTTAGAATCATTACGTAATCACCGTGTAGGTAAAGCGGGCCAGCCAACAGATCAATTGTGGCGTGATAACATTGAAGGTGCATGCGGTGAAGCTGCTGTATCAAAAGCATTAAATACATTTTGGCTTGGTGAATGGGATGTTTTTAAAACACGCAAAGATGTAGCAAAGAAATATGAAGTACGTACTTCTGCTTATGCTTCGGCCCATTTAATATTATTTCCTGATGATTTTGATGATGCTCCGTATATTTTAGTAACAGGTTCAGCACCTAATTATAAAATGGCTGGTTGGTTACTTGGTTCTGATGGAAAAAAGAATCAATATTGGGGAACAAGGGCCGGCAGATCAAGTTACTGGATACCGCAAACAAATTTACACAGCATGAAGGATTTACTCGATGCTGCTTAAATGGAAGCTTCAGCTTGAAATTAACCGTGATAAAAAATTATCTGATGGTGCTAGACGTGTAGCTATGGAATTATTGAATTGTTTAAATCTACAAACTAAACAATGTAATCCTAGTTATAATTACCTTGCTCGCAAATCGGGGTTGTGTGTCAGGAGTGTAAAGTATGGCATGAAGCAATTGATTGCGCACAGGTATGTTGTCATCATGTTAAAGAGCCATCAAGGGTTATCAAATTGGTATGGATTTAACTTTAACCTAGTGCAAGATGATGCATCAAGGGGTGCAAAATCACGTCAAAAGGTAGTGCATGAGATTGCACCCAAAACTATTAAAGAAACTATTAAAGAAACACCAAAAGAATTTGAGAATGAAAAGGTAAAAAGTTTAATAGGATTTGCTAGTAAAATGATGTCTGTTGATAGGTCAGGAAGGACTTCATACAGAGATACAGTTCAGGGTAAAAAGTCTAAAAAAGGTTCGCTAGAATATGCTGTGGAGTACATGGGTAGAAATTGGTCCAAACATTATTCACGGGAATACTGGGGTGATTTACAAGGGTATTTATTATCTGATAACCCACAACAGGTTGAGTGGGCTTTAAAAGAATGTAATCAAAGGATTTATGGCAGAAGTTACGCCTAAAGATTTAATGGTGGCATTTCAATCTGCTGCACGTACTGATCGTAGACTTCCTCATTGGATGAAGAAGCAAAGTGTAACAGCATGGTTTGATGTTAATACATTACAGGATGCTAAATTAGCCTATGGATATCATGATGCAGAATATACAGTTCGTTTAAGTACAAGTGCTGTAAGCTTATGGGAATTATGTATCTACTTGTTTCTGTTAATGCCTGATGTTGATATGCGTAGATTAGTTTGGGCAAGAGCAAATAATTTTGGTTGGAAAGAACTATCAAGACGTTTTGGTTATCATCGTTCAACAGTTTATAAAAAGTATTTATTGTCTTTGTACTTGCTATGTGATGATCTTGATAAAGAAAAAAATAAAAAGACTAGACAAAAACTACAACAATTACTAAATATATGATTATAATTGCTGGCCTTTCGTTTGTTTATTATGGTTGGTAGACCTTTAAAGAAAATTCCTTGTGGTGCTAGAAGAAAGTATGATGGCAATCCTTGTCAAGCTAAAGCATTGTTTAATGGTAGATGTAAACTACATGGTGGCATGTCTAGAGGACAAACAACGATAGAAGGTAAACGTAAAGCATTAAGTAATTTAAAGTATTTTAAGAACAATCCTGAAGCATTAGACAAGTACATAGATGAAAAGATCCGAACAGATTATTGATAAGATTGTTGAGCAACTACAACTTGGTGAACCATTATCAAGGATATGTAGGCACAAAGATATGCCTAGTTCAACATCATTTAATAACTGGACAAGGAAGGACATGAAGCTTGCTGAACGTGTATTAACAGCACGTAAGGAAGGTGCAATGGCTTGGTATGATAAATCAATTGAGTTGATTGAGAATCCTGAACCAACACAAATGCAAGTAGTTCGTGAACAACTGGCTCATATCAGATGGATGTGTAAGTCAATGATACCAAGTCTGTTTAGTGAAAAGCTACAACAAGAAGTGAAGCAAGATACAACAATTAAGATTGAGTTCAGTAATGATATATCTGATCCCTTGACCGTGATTGATCATGATGATGGATTGGATAAGATAGGTAAATAGTTACTTATTATGGCCGGCGCATTGCCAGCCTTGCGGGCGCATTATGAGGTTCTTTGATCCTACATCTTGTGGTTAGTGTGTACATACTGTGTATCACCCCCAGTTTTTGTTTGTTTTCTGCGGTTTCCGTCAGGTTCATGATCTGACTACTACAGATATCTGCCATTTTCTGCCGCTATATATAGATTAAGTGTTTTAAAGGTATACCCCATATATAGTGGTACTCAGGCCCTATACCCCCAAAATATAGTGGGCAAGTGGTATATCGTTTAAGCATGGGATTAAGGAAGCCACATGGACATAGTTAGTAAAACATTAGAAATTACAGACCAATTAAGCTGTATTATTTCTTACGATACAAAACAAAAGATGGTTTGGGCTACATTTACTGGATTAAAAAATGAGGAAGAAGTTAGAAAGTGGGCTGGTATTTTTTTAGAACAAACACAAAATGACATTGGTCTTTTTAAAGATTTAATCAACAACCCCATTAATTAGATGCCAGTAATAAAAATACCGTATCATCCACGTAAAGAACAAATAGAAATACATAAGGCATTAGATACGAATAGGTTTGTCGTTATATCCATGCACAGGCGTGGAGGTAAAACAATAGCGGCTCTAGTACATTTAATTAGAGAAGCACTACGGTCTACAGATAAAATGGCCCGTATGGCTTTTATTAGTCCAACACAAATACAGGCACGTAGGGTAGCGTGGGATTATCTAAAAAACTTTTGTAAAGATATACCGTATGCAAAATTTAATGAAACGGAGTTATCAGTAACCTTTGCACATGGGCCAAGAATTATGCTGCTGTCTGGTGAATCACCGGATGCCTTGAGGGGTTTAGCATTATCGTTTGTTGTCATTGATGAAACGGCACAACAATCAGATCAATTATTTGGAACAATTATTAGACCGGCCATTGCGGATAAAAAAGGAAAAGTTTTATTTATATCAACACCGAAGGGTATGTCGTATTTCCATGAAGTATATGAACATGCAAGAATAACAGACGGCTGGTTTTGTAAAACATATAAAAGTTCAGAAACAGGA